AAGTATAGGCTCTTGTCGGGCCCGATCCACCACGCGAACCCGGCACGCTCGGACAGGGCGTCAAGGGCCCGGGTAAGTGGCACGTAGTTAAACACGGCCTCGGCTACCGCAGGGCCGTCCTGGATAGCACCCTCGCTGACGCCCTCCGCAGCCAGGTAACCAGTCCGGAGCGCCCGGACCACAGCACCGGCCGTCGTGGAGGCGTAGCCCTCGGCCACAATTCGCCGGTCGCAAAGCTGGTGCCAGTCGGCGCAGTCCACCGTCAGTACCTGCTCGGCCGCCCCCATGGCCACCCGTTGACGCCTCACCCGGTCGACCGCGCCCCCGAAGACCGCCGACCCGTCCAGGCGGACCTCCACGGTAGCCCCGGGCACGATGACCGAGGCGAGAGAGCCCTCGAGGTCGGTTACATGGAACCGGGCCACGGACCGCTCCCCGACAGCGTCCTCTACCTCGAGGGTCCGCAGGTCTACGACGCCCGTACGGTCGACCCCGCCGATGATAACCTGGGCACTCATGCGAGACCCGTCCTCAGGACGATCTCGCTATGGAGCTCCGGCAGCACGGCCCTCGCGAGCGTCCGGCCGTCGAGCTCAATCAGAACGGTGATCGGACCCGGGCTACCCGGCCAGAAGCGGTCGAGGGGTACGACTGCCTCCGGCCTATCCTCGGCGATGACAGCCACGGTCGGCCGCATGGCAATTCCACCGTGCTGAAGGCCCGGCACGACGATGGTGCTCCTCTTACCCGACGGCGGGGGTGCCGCTGGAGCGTAGGCCGCTGGGGCGCCTCCCTTCTCACCGCCGAACAGCTTGTCGAGCCAATCGAGGGCGTCCTTCACCCACTGGATGATCGCCTTGATCGGCGCGAGGAGGCGGTCCACGGCGCCGGAGACCCACTCGGCCAGCCTGTCCCACCACGAGTGCCACCACTCGCCGAAGGCCCGCCACGTGTCCGTGAGCCATGCAGCGGCGGCGCGGAAGGGGCTCGTGATCCCTTCATACGTGTCGCGAGCCCAGCCCGCCACACCGGTCACAAGCCCGGCAAGCCACGCCTTGAACCCCTCCCAGATCGTCGAGAGCCAAGCGGTGAAAGCCTGCCACTGCTCGCGGAGCCAGGAGAAGGCCGCGACGAAGGGCGCCGCAACGTCGGTCGCGAGGCTAACCGCTGCCGTCTTGATGCGGTTCCAGACAGCCGTGATCCACTCGACGAAGCTGGTCCAGGTCTCCCTGAACCATGTCGTGAGCTCGTCCCAGTTGGTGTAGATTAGGTAGGCGAGGGCAGCGATGGCGGCGCCAGCGACCATGAAGGGCAAGAGCGGGGCAACCGCGGCCCACGCAGCCGAGGCGAGAGCCCAGAGGGCCGGCACGAGGGCCCCGGCGATAGCCCCGCCGATCAGGACGATCTTCCCACGCATCTCGGGCGGGAAGAGTTTCTCCAGAGTCCCGCGGAGGCCGTACTCACCGAGCATGTCGCTGATCTTGCCCAGCCACTCGATCGCGGCGGACAACTTACCCTTCAGGTCGAAGGTCTGGATGATCTCCTCGCCGAGGACCCGGAGGACGTTGGTCACGTTGTCCTTCGCGGTGGACCAGAGGCCGAGGAGCGTCTTCGACTGGACGTCCATGGAGCCTTTGAAACGGTCGCTCATGCCGGCGAGGATGGCCGAGATGCCCTGATCGGCGGAGATGGCGCCCTTCTCGGCCAGCTTCATGGCCTCGGGGATGCCTACTCCGATAGCCTGTGCGAGCATCTCCCAGACGGGGATGCCAAGCTCGGCGAGCTGGCGCATTTCCTCGCCCGACACTTTACCCTTTGCCTGCATCTGACCGATGGCAAGCGTGACCCGGTCGATCTCCGCCGCCCCGCCGCCGAGGGCGGAGACGGCGTCGCCGATGGCCGTCATCGTCGGGATGATGTCCTTGGCCTCGAAGCCGTAGGCAAGGAGCTTCCTGGTCGCGTCGGTCAGCCCGGCAAACTCGAAGGGAGTCTTGGCTGCGAAGTCCCACAGGCTGCGGACCATGTCGTCCGCGGCCTCTGCGGACCCGAGGATAGTGGTGAACGCGATCTTGGTCTGCTCCATGTCGCCGGCCAGCTTGATGCCCGCGACAGAAGCGGCCCCGAAGCCGCCGACGAGCGCCGTAACGCCCTTGAGCAGGGCCATTGACCCGGCCTTGGCCCGGTCGAAGGCTGCCGCGATTCGCGAGCCACCCTTCTCGGTCTCGGCTCGGGCCTGGTCCAGCTGCCGCCTGAGCCCTGGGATATCGAGGGACATGGCGACGAAGAGTTCGCCGACCTCCATCGACATGTACCTCACCCCCGGTTCGCGGTTTTGGCCAGACCAAGGAGTTCAGAGACGGACCAGCGCGCTCCGCGGGGGGATGTCGCCCCACCGGAAGCTTCAAGATGGACGCTCCAGAGAGCATCCAGCTCCCGGAGACTGGCACGCCAGAACTCCTGCTCCGAGAACCCTAGAATCACCCGGCCGGCGTAGTAGAGCCAGGGCCAGTCGAGCCCTCCGGGCCGGCCATCTCCGGAGGGCGCTCGGCGTTTGGGTCCGGCTGCGGCAGGCCGGCGGAGATGGCTTCGTTGATCCGCTGGCCGAGGGATGCGAGGTCGGCCAGTGTGAACATGGCGCCGACCTGACGCTCGGTCAGCGTCTCATCCTCGTGGACCAAGCCGGCGTAGAGGAGGAAACGTATTGCCGCAGGCGACCCGCTCTGGAACGCGTCCAGGGCCCTGTCGAGGGGGCCGCGCCGCGGTTTCTTCCCGCGCTTGGACCCATCCGCAGTCTCGTGCTCTGGCTCGGGACCGGCGTCGCCGTATCGTTCCTCGATCAGGGCGAGGGCGTTGAGATCGTATCGCAGCCTACGCGGCCGGTCGAGCATGACCTCGACTTCCCGGACGGCCGAGGGCTGCACCGGCACTGCAGGGCTTCTAACATCGGCGACGGGCACGGATCAGACCTCCTACGCGATCTCGGTCGCCGTCTCGTTGAAGACGACGTCAAAGAGCTTGTCCGTGGCCGAGAGCGGGATGGCCACCCCCGAGGCCTCAAGCTTCGCGAAGTCGTCGCCAACGCCGAAAGCGGCGCCGCCGGTGCACTTGCACTTATAGAGCACCACGTGCACGTCACCCAAGCCTTCCTCGACGTACGCCACCTGGCCCTCGATCTTGAACCAGCCGGGCCGGTCAGCACCGGCGAGGGCGTAGGTCTGCTTCTGGTTGGGCGTCGTCCCCGACGTGGTCACGGAGCCGCCGAGCAGGATGTCCAGAACCGCGAGTGGCAGTTTGGCGCAGCTCCACTTCCAGTCGATGCTCTCGCAGCGAGCCCACACGTCGAGGACCTTGTCGTCGCCCCGGAGCTCCTTCGAGGCGATCTTGGGGGTGATCTCGAGCGTCTGGATGCCAGGGACGTCCACCGCGGTCCCGTAAACGGGCGGGTTGGCATCCGAGGTCAAGGGCGAGATTTTGACGTCTTTAAGTTCGAGAAGCTTCGTCTCGGTGGGGAGAGGCATCTAGCTCACCTCCACTTAGTCCCTGGAGGCCACGACCTCCAGGTTGAACACATGGATCCAGCGCTCCCGGTCGTCCTTGCCGAGAGAGCCCGGCGTCTGGACCGGCCGGCAGCGGATTCGTAGGCCGCCGGGCGTGGTGACCAGGCCGAAAAGCGCCTTATAGGCAGACCAGGCCCGATCATTCGACGCTGAATAACCCTTTGCGCGGCTCCGGACCTGGAACGTGCGCGTGACGTCATCCAGCCCTCGGTGCGGCGGATAACCGGGGGTCTCGTAGATGGTGAGGACGTTGTCCGGGGTGTCGCGCTCAGAGCCCAGGGCGATGTCCGTGCCCACAGTGCCGACGCCCCGGGTAGCGAGGTAGGCGCCTAGCTCACTGATGAGCACGGCAGGCTACCTCCTCTCCCTCAGGGCCTTCTTAGTCGCGAGTTGGACGGCCCGCTTGATCTTGTCCCGCATCCGCTTGAACGGGTCTTCGAGGTACTTCGCCTTGCCGCCCAGCGGGTGGCGCCATTCCAGCTCTTCGTGCTGCCGGACCGCGTAGGGCGTGTTGAACGAGACGTAGACCCTATCGGTGGCCTCGGTGACAGTCCCGGATCGGCGGAGCGTCCCGGTCTCAACCGGGGCCTCGTTCTGGGCCTCGGTGAGCAGCACCTCGGCCCCCTGGCGGAGCGCCCCGAGGCCAGCCTCCCGCGCAATCCGCTCCGCCTCAGCCCCGCGCCAGTTACGCAGCATCGT